ACGGCGATGGTGTATGATTCGGCGGAGGCGGCGGATAAGCAGCGGGAAAAAGACCAGATCGCGCGCGAGCGAGCCGGCGCTTATCGGGCAGATGACGACCGGCGCTACAGGGAACCCTCCCATATTTTGTCGCCGGAGGAAATGCGGCGGATCCGCGAAAAACGAATGGGGCGTAAAAAATCGGAATCGGCCGCCGCGCCGGTTTTGCCGGGAGCGAAACAGGGTCAAAATGGTTGACAACCCCCGGCCAAATGAGCTATTGGCAAACGAGTGACCATAAAATAGGCATCTATATTCCAGTTTATTTATTATAAAGCATAAAAAAATTAGATAGGGGTGATTACCGGGGGATAATTCTCCCCCGGAACCGTTAAAGACAGCCCGATTTTCGTACGGTGTAAACGTATGGGGATCGGGTTTTTTTATCATCGGAAGCTAAAAAAGAAATAAACAATGCCTGACGAATCAAACATCCCGGAATTGATTAAAACCGGAACCGCCTATGCCGTGTCTTTGGGCGATCGCGACCTTAAATCTCATATTATTGTAGGCGCATCCGATAAGTTTGTCCCCAACATAAACGCAGGGAAATGGAATGATGAGGCATGGTTGAACATAAACTATGCCGCGATGGCGGTTACAGACGAAAAAGAAGTTCTTACCGACGAGAAACTATGCCTGACCGTCGGCGGGGTCAGTTTCGAAGCATGGGCCATAGACGACAAGTCGTTGGATATCAGGCTCATCTTTGCAAGCGCTCAGGACATCCCGGGTGATAAAAAACTGAGATTTAAAATAAAAGACAGCGGAAACCTTGAATATCATTATCAGCCGGAATTGACACAAGATGAACTTGATAATGGAGACACCCGGCAGGATAATGTTATCGGTTCTTATGCGGTTTATCTAAACAAGTGCAACAACGAATACAAAACCGGAAAGCTTTGCCATCTGTACAGATGGGAAGCGAGCGACGCAAAGGGCAAAAAAGTATGGTGCGGGCCGCTTGACATAGAAAACGGCGAGCTAATAATTCCCATCCCGGATGTTTCAGAGCTTGTATTCCCGATATCCTTTAAGGGCGCCGGCGACAATACGACTGTCGGCTATACCAGCGAACCCTCTTCGTCCCGTTTAGTCCCCAACCATGATTTGTATGCCTTCGGCGTGTTCGGCACCCCGGGTGACAACGGCACGTTGACCGCCATCGGCGCATGGATAAACGATTACGAAAATACATTTCAATTAGGGCTTTACGATGATAATTCAGGAAATCCGAATAATTTAATCGGTGAAACCGGGGAAATTACGGCAGCGATCGGCAAACGCCAGGCGTCACAATCGGCATCAGGCAGCATTGTCGGCGGAACAACCTATCATGTAGGGGTACAAGGTGCCGGAAACATATATATTTATTATGACGCCGGATCGGAAGCCTATAAATGGGAAGCTACCTGGTCATATGATTCCGGAGGGATGCCCGATCCATTCGGGTCTGTTGATTATACCGCAGGAAGCAAGAAAAACGGCGTGTGGTTTGAATATTCCGCATCCGGTGCAACGGCTTTATCATTTGACGATACCGCATCGGCAACCGAGATAGGCGATGTAGCGTTAAGTTTGATCCGGTCGTTTTCATTTAACGATGTATCCGCCGCATCGGAGATATCGGCTTCGGTGTTAACCGCCATCCGGGGGCTGGGCCTTTCCGATGCCGCATCGAGCACCGCCGTAACCGACGCCGCGCTTGCCGCCGTCCGGAAAATAAATATCAGCGACATCCAATCGCCCACCGGAATCGTGCAGGCGGCCATCGACCGCATCCGAGGCCTCGGCATTTCCGATTTGTCGGTGGAGACCGAGGCCGCCTCGGCGGCGCTTGACTTGATACGGGCACTGACGTTATCCGACGTATCGGCCCCATCGGAAATCACGAGCGCAGCGCTATCCGCCATCCGGCAGGTGCTTATAGATGACGTCTCGGCCGCCACGGATATAACCGATTGCGCGGTGTCCGCCGGGATCACCCTCGGCATCACCGATGTGGCCTCACAATCCCAGGTGGCGTCGGTGGTGTTAAACGCCGTGCGCGCGCTGGCCGTTACCGATGTAAGCGTCGCCGCGCAGGTGCTGGACGCCGCAATGGCGGTTTCCGGCGAAATGACCGTCGCCGACCTGTCATCCGAAACAACGGTCACCGGTCTTTTGCTTACCCGGTGCCGGGCCATCGGCATCGATGATATTTCCGTAATTTCGCAGGTGGCCGGGATTATCGCCACCGCTGTTCGCCGACCGGCGTCGGTGGATGTCGCCACCGCATCACAAATAAGCAGTGTCGCCCTAACCGCGATCCGGGGTCTGTCATCGTCGGCAGTGTCGCTTGCCACCGAAATCACCAATGTTTTAATGACCGCCATCCGCCGGTTGTCGGCGATCGATGCGGCCTCCGATGCGGAGATCACCCATGTGGTGTTAACCGCGCTAAGGCCCCTTGGGTTTTCGGATATATCGGCATCGACAGCGGTTACCCAGCTGGTGCTGACCGTTGTATCCGAGGCGTCGTTTCTGCTATCCGATGTGGCGGCGATCTCGCAGGTTTCCGGGGTGTCGCTTATAAATGTGGGGCCGTTCTTGCTGCCGTCTCGGCTGTTCGTCGTCCCCGGCGAAAACCGTTTCGTTGTCATACCCTATGAAAATCGGTTTGCCGGGGTGAGTTGATGGCGGTTATTCATATCAAACCCAAAAACGTGATCGTGCCGCTAAACATCGCATTCGAACTACGAAAGGTTTTAGATGATAAATACCGTAAAGGACCGGAAAAACCTGTACATGACGCTGACGAACCTCGATCTGGTGGGGAATTTGAAACCCCTTCTTGAAAAGGGAGGCTATATCCTTCGCCCGTCCGATTCGAAATTCGTGCCGCGCACCGTATCCGTCGGTTGGGACGCGCCGTGGGTTTATGTGCAATCGGAGCCGACGGCCAGGTGCGACCTGTACCACCGGGTGTTTTATAACATTCTGGGGCACATCCACACCTATTGCCGGAGCTGCTGGAAAATAGTCGTGAGGCCCGAAACCGTGGTTCAGTTGTTTGATTTGTATGAACTTCAGAAAGAAATGGGAGTTCCATGCAAATGCGGTATCGAGCTTAGAAACACCGTGGGCGGCCTGTATGGCGGGTATTTTTACACCCGGTCCAAGGCAGACGGCCTGAGCAGGTATGATGAGGTCAGAAAACTTGTGGATCAAGCGATCGAGCCTGGCGTGTCCGTGATTCTAAAACGGTACTGTACGGAATTTGAGTTAGGCGGCGACGGGGGCATCGCCGGCCAGGGGCCAAGCGATCAGGTGCCCGACACCACGCCCGAAGAACAGGCGATGGAAGCCTATGTCGAGGCCCATTTCCCGAGAATCGGCGCCCCAGGCCAGCAGCCCAAGCATTTGGTGGCGGCTGTTTTGCGGCGGTGGATTCATTTTGCCTACGCCCACGGGGACGCCACTTATAAAACGTTTACCGACGGAAACGCCCTGTTTCCGGACTATATTACATATCACATCAAACAAACACAGGAGAACAGCTATGGCGCTAATTGCAGACAACGTATTTGACGCGGCCTTGGCGTACATAAAAACAAACGGCGTCGAGGCGGAGGTTCAGACCTCCGCCGGGTCGCCGCTGGTAAATTCGATTACGCTTAATTCCGGAAACTACGGATCCCCGGTTAATAACAGCGGGGTCGGCGGCGGGCGAAAGATCGAGTGCTTGTCCTCGTCTGCCAGCGACATGAAAAACATCTCGGTCAATTCCGCCGGAAGCGCCGCCAAGGTGGCGATTAAAAACGCCTCGGCAGCGGTGCTGGTGGAGGCGTCTATTACGAGCGCGCCCGTATCGATAGGGGCCAGTGATCAGGTCAATTTGGGCACGTTTAGCGTGATCTTGAAAGACCCCTCATAAGCGGATCGGAACATGACCTATTTCCGAAAAGACCCTGATGCCGTGCTCGATTACGGGTTTGACTGGTCGGACTGGCTGTTCGACGGGGACGCCATCGCATCGTCTGAATGGACCGTGCCGGAGGGGCTCACCAAGGACAGCCAAAGCAAAAGCGACACCGTTACTACCGTGTGGCTTTCCGGCGGATCGGTCGGAGCCGACTATGACATTACAAACCACATCGCCACCACCGACGGCCGGGAGGATGACCGGACCATGACCATATCCGTAAGGCAGAGGTAGATGGTGGATAAAGGAGGCCATGTGACCGAAACACAGGACCCATATCTTACGCAGCACCCGGCATCCGGGCATTTTGCCTATGCGGTTAAAAAACTGCTGTCGGTGGAAGGCGGGTACGTAGACGATGACGACGACCCCGGCGGAAAGACAAACTTCGGCATCAGCGCCGGACAATTCCCGGGAGAAGACATCGAAAACCTAACCGAGGGGCGCGCGATCGCGCTATATCGGGAGCACTACTGGGAACCAAACAGATACGGGGAAATCAAAAATCGCGATATCGCGGCCGAAATGCTGGACCTGTGCGTATTAACGGGGCCGCGGACGGCCAACTCGCTGATGCAGCGGGCGTTAAACCGGATAGATTTTGGAAGCGCGCTGACCGTAGACGGCGTCTGCGGGAGAAAGACGCTGGCCGAGATCAACTGGTATCGATCCGGTTATTATCTGTCGGACTATTTGCTGTGCACGCTTAAGCTGTTGGAGTGCGCACATTTTGTTGCGAGCGGAAACACCAAATTCCTGCGCGGGTGGATCCGCCGGGCTATTTTATGAGAGGGGGGCTTATGAAAACGGTTGCCATATCTCTTGCCGTAATAGCGGCTGCGCTTATCCCCGTTATTTCAATCGGCGCGGAACCCGTATTTACATGGGAGGGGGACGTAAACCCCAACGAGTTTAATAAGTGGGCCATTATCGGCCGCGAGGCAAGCCCGCTCGGCCCGCCCACCATGATAGAGGTGATTAAAAACCCGGATCCGGCATCGCCCATAAAGACCGTGATGGCGTTTATCGAATATTACGACGGGACCGGTTATTTAGTCGGGTATGCGTATGAAAAAAACGATGAGGTGATGGTTTTCCGGATCAACGCCGACAATACGGGCTATGTCCGCAACAACGGATGCGATCCCGGCCGCCTGCCGAGGCTGCCGCCCCCGGATGGCGCCATCTGACTTTATTACGATCGCCAGATGCAGGAGGAAACATGCGAAAAATACTTATTATCTCGATGATTCAATCATTGGCCGGCGTTCTGACGCCGGAATTACTCAAACAGTTTGCCGATAAAACGATTGATTTCGCCGAAGAGTATGTTCTCGGCACCAAATCATCGATAGACGACCGGATCGTGCTGCCCATGTGCGAGCTTATCCGGCGCGCCTTCGACATCACGGATAACGACTAAATGCCTGGAGCGACACCGGACATGGCCCCTTATGGTTCCTGGCGGTTTTGGATGGATATCGTCCAGTTTGCCGGTATTATGGTGATCGGCGTCTACCAGTGGTGGGCCAACAAGCAACGGGTGACCGCCAAGCGGTTTTTAAGCCTGGAGAAAGAGGTGGCTAAACGGGTGCATGAAAAAAAGATGGCTGAAACATTAGCCGAAAAAAATAATGAATGTTTGAGGCATCTGGCGCGCACGGCGCATGCTGAGGCAAGCGTTATTAAATTGGAGGCGGACTTAAAAAACGCCCCCAGCCACCGAAATCTGGAACGCATACACGCCAGGCTCGACGATCTTACGGGCCAGATGGGCACCATCAACGGCAGCCTGACCGGCATCCGCCGGTCGGTTGAGCTGATAAACGAACATTTAATCAAAGAGGGTGGGGGGAACCGATGAGCTATTCGGAGCTGATCATATCCGATGTAAGGCTTGTGATACTGCGAGCCCTTGCGGAAGACGCCGGCTATTCGCACAACGAAATCATTTTGCGAGATATATTGGCGATGATGGGCCACAGGGTCTCCGGGGACGTTTTGCGCGCTCAACTGCAATGGCTGTCCGAGCAGGGGCTGGTAAAAACCGGCAATGCCGGCAACCTGATCGTCGCCACGCTAACCGACAAAGGAGAGGATGTGGCCTTCGGCGTCGCCACCTGCCCCGGCGTCAAACGGCCGCGACCGGAGTAACTTATGGGAAAACCGTCCACCATAGCGACGCTTCCTCCGGACATCCTGGAAAAACTGCAAACGCTGTTGCGCGACCCTCGGGTGACGCAGCTCGCCGCCACCCGGCGGATAAACGAGATATTGGCCGCCGACGGGCATGAGGCGCAGGTATCCAAGAGCGCGGTAAACCGGTACGCCATGCGAATGGAGCAGGTGGGGCAAAAACTTCGTGAAACCCGCGAGATCGCCAAGATGTGGATCGGGCGTCTCGGGGCCGAACCGCAGGGGGAAGTTGGCAAGCTGCTAAACGAATTGGTCCGGACCTTGGCGTTTCGGGCGGCGATGCGGGCCAGCGAGGCCGGAGAGGATGATCCGATCGACCCCAAGCTTTTAAAAAGCCTCGCGATTTCGGTTTACCGGCTGGAGCGGGCGGCTAGTGAAAATGCGGATTTGGAGGAGAAGATCCGGCGCCAGGAGCGTGACCGGTTAAAGAAACGAGCGGAAGCCGCGATCGATGAAGCCGAGAGGGATAAGCAGGCGATGACCCCTGAACGGTTCAAACAGGTTATCCGGGAGGCATACGGTGTCTGATCAGTTTTTTTATCCCTATCAGCAGCGATGGATATCCGATGCAGTCAGATTTAAGGCCGGGATGTTCGCCCGGCAGACCGGCAAAACGTTTTGCACGACATTCGAGATCGCGCGCGACTGCCAGGTGGCGGAAATAGAGGGGCGCCGGGCCAGGTGGGTGATTCTTTCCAGGGGCGAGCGCCAGGCCAAGGAGGCGATGGAGGAGGGCGTTAAACGCCACTGCCAGGCGATGGGATCGGTTATTAAACTGGTTGAAACGGAATTCCGCGGAGAGGCAACCTACCGGGCTTTGGAGGCCGAGTTTCCCGGGGGCAGCCGAATTACCGCGCTGCCCGCAAACCCGGACACCGCACGCGGGTTTTCGGCAAACGTGTTTTTAGACGAGTTTGCGTTTCACCAGGACAGCCGCAAAATATGGGCGGCCCTGTTTCCGGTTATTTCCGCCGGGCGAAAGCTTCGGGTAGTATCCACGCCCAACGGCAAGGGCAATAAATTTTACGATCTGATGACCGTTGACGACCCGGTGTGGCACCGGCAGGTCACCGACATCTACGAGGCGGTAAAGGACGGGCTTCCGAGAAATATCGAAGAACTCCGGCGGGCGCTAAACGACCCGGATGCATGGGCACAGGAGTATGAACTAAAGTGGCTTGATGAAGCCAGCGCATGGCTCGATTACGGTTTGATCGTATCCTGCGAGGATGAAAACGCCGGAAAGCCAGGGCTCTATGAAGGCGGTTCCTGCTATGCCGGGATGGACATCGGCCGGCGCAGGGACTTAAGCGTCATATGGGTCGGAGAAAAGATAGGCGATGTGCTGTGGACGCGCGAGGTGGTTACGATGTTTCGAAAAACATTTGCCGAGCAAGATGCGGAACTCGACCGGATTATGGCGGAGTATGACGTCAAGCGGCTATGTATGGACCAGACCGGCATGGGGGAAAAGCCGGTCGAGGACGCCAAGCGCAGATACGGCGAGTACCGGACGGAGGGGGTGATATTTTCGGCGCCGGTCAAGCAGGAGTTGGCCAGCGTCGGCAAACAGTTTTTTCAGGACCGCCGGGTGCGGATACCGGTGGCGCAGGATATCAGAAACAGCCACCACGCGGTAAAAAAGATCGTCACCATCGCCGGGAACTTTAGATTCGACGCGGAACGAAACGAGACCGGGCACGCGGACGAATTTTGGGCACATATGCTTGCGATCCACGCCGCGCATGCCGGGGACGGGGCCCCCAACATTTATACGCTGAGAACGTTAATGCAGCAAGATTTCTACGAAAAAGAGGCCGCATGAACATCTTTTCCAGCGATTACTGGCATCAGACGATGGGTAAAATGCTCTCGCGCATGGGGTATGTAAAAATCCCGTCCGGGGTGGCCGCAAGCCGCGGCGGGCTTTTCGGATTTTCGTCTCTGGGCAGCCTTAAAAAACAGTGCGAAGCCTACCAAGGGCATGTTTACAAGTGCGTGACGCTGATCTACCGGCGCTCCATCTCGGTGCCCATGAAACTGTACAAGGAAAGAGGCGACGACACCGAGGAGGTAAAACGCCACCCCTTTATCGACCTGATGCGCCGGCCTAATCCGTTTATGACCGGGCGGGATTTAAAAGCCATGACGTTTATGCACCGGGACCTCACCGGGATGGCGTTTTGGCATATGGTTAAGAACAGGATGGGAAGGCCCGCCCAAATCTGGCCGCTTCCCGTGTCTAATTTCGTCAAATTGGTGTTTAACGACGCCGGCACGGATCTTGTCTCCTATGAATTCCGAACCGACCAGGGGCGCCCGGTCTTTTACGGTTCGGATGAGATCGTCTATTTCCGGTATCCCCACCCGCTTTATATGATGGACGGGGCCAGCCCCATACAGGCGATGGCGTTTGCCTACGACACGGATTTGGCGATCAGGATATACCAGAGAAACTTTTTCCAGAATTCCGCGCGACCGGACATAGTGTTTGAGACCGATCAGCATATCGAATCCGAGGACGCCAGGCGCCTTCTTTTAGCGTGGAAACAGGCCCACCAGGGCGTTTCCAAAGCGTGGGAGCCGGCTATCCTGGATAGAGGGTTGAAAGTTAAAGCCCTTCAGGCACAGGCCCGGGATTTCGAATTCGCCGCGTTGGCCGGGTGGACCAAAGAGGATATTCTTGAGGCGTACAATATTCCGGAGGGAAAATTGGGCTCCGTAAAAGACGTCAACCGCGCCAACGCGAGCGGAATAGATATCACGTTTAACTCCGAGTGCATATCCCCTAGGTTAGACAGCTACGAGGAGCAGATCACGCTGAATATCCTGCCGTTATATGACGAGGGGCTTTTTGCGGAGCACGTGTCGTGCATCCCACGAGACCTTGACTTCGACATGAAAGAGCGCGAAAGCAACCTGAAAAACTATTTTACCACCGTAAACGAGGAGCGCGAAAAGAAAGGTCTCGATCCGGTTGCCTGGGGCGATGCGCCGTTTGTGCCGGTTAACCTTATCCAGTATGGCGAGACCGCAGAGATCGAGCGCCGGGCCGAAAGCGGCGCCGCCGCACCGGGTAAAAAAGACACCCGGCTGCGAATCGGTCATGAACGTTTGGTAGCAACGCGATCCCGGGCGTTTAGGGTTTTTATGCGTAAATTTTTTATCCGCCAAAAGAAAACGGTTTCGGAAAATCTTGAAAAATATTACGGCCGGATAAACGGCGCAATCGCCGGAATGAGTTTTGCAAAGGCCGCAAAATGGCTGCTGTCGCACAAAGACACGGTGGAGAGTATCAGTTTCGATATGGCCTTGGCCAACAAGGAACTCGCCGACGGGGCGGCGATTTACATCGAGGCGGCGCTTATGGCCGGGGCGGAGGAAGCGATGGCCCTGGTGGAAGCCGGCATCGCCTTTGACCTTTATTCACCGGCGGCGCAGCGATTTTTGAAAGAGGCCGTTATGCTTATCAAAGAGGTTAACCGCGCCACCCACGACCAGATCGTGCGCGAGCTTGTTGCCGGGTTTGAAAACGGCGAGAGCATGCAGGACCTTGCCAAGCGGATCGAAAAAGTCTTTGACCAGGCGGATAAAACCCGCAGCCTCCGGATCGCCCAGACCGAGACTAACAAGGCCGTCAATTTCGGCGCTCTGGAGGGATACCGCCAAAGCGGTGCGGTGGACCGGAAGGGGTGGCTGGCCGGATCCGGGGCACGGGAAAGCCATCAATATGCGGCGGCTCGCTACAATACGGAAAATGCGATTCCCATCGACCAGGATTTCGAGGTGGGCGGGGGCCGGGGTCCCGCTCCGGGAAACATCGGGCTGGCGGCTGAGGATATCAACTGCCGGTGCACGATATTTCCGGTGATCGCCGAAAAACAACAGGAGACGACCAATGGAAAAGAAAAAAAAGACCATTTCGTTTGAGATCAAAGAGATAGACAATGAGGATCGCTCGTTTCTCGCCGTCGGCTCCACCGAGGACGTTGACCGGGACTTCGACCGGATCATCGCCGCCGGCTGGGACCTGGAGAATTTCAAACGGAACCCGGTGATCCCCTGGGCCCATAAATACGGGGACCCGCCGGTGGCGCAGGCCAAGGAAATCTATGTGGACGACGACCGGCTCATGTTCCGCCCCAAGTTCGCCACCCTGACCGAATACCCGTTTGCCGACACCATCTACAACCTTTACAAGGGCGGGTATCTGAGGAGCTTTTCGGTGGGCTTTATGCCGAAGCGCTACCAGATCGTGGAGCGCGCCTACAAGCGCCTGGGGTACGACTATTTGGAGCAGGAATTGTGGGAAATATCCGCATGCACCGTGCCGTCGAACCCTAATGCGCTGGTGTCGGCCAAATCAAACGGCGTTTTGACGGAGGCGGATTATGAGCGGCTGTCGGTCGAAACGCTGCCGGATGTCATATACAGGCTCAACGCGATCGAAAAAAACCTGTCGGGCATCGGTGCGATGATAAGCGGCGTACCCGACTTTCCCGACGGGTTTGTTCCTTTGACGATAACCCAAATCGAGGAAAAACTCTTACAATTGGCAGATGGTTTGAGACAAAGCGAAAAACCCGAACCCGGAACGGAAAATATGAAATTGGATGAAAAGGCAATCACATCCATCGTAAAAACAGCGTTTGCGCGAAGCGCCGCCGCCGTCGGCGATATCGTCGACAAACGAATCAAATACCACCTAGGCAAAGTGGATTAACGCGGTTTAGGCACTATTACGGCATGACCGCAGTACAAACAGGAGGCCATTATGGATCAAAACGAGATCATTGCGCTGATGGAAAAAACCATCGGCGAGAGCTTAAACGAAGACAGCATCGGCGCCGTCGTGGATTCCCGGCTCCATGCCGCGCTGGCGCCGATAGACGCCAAATTGGTTAAAATAGGCGAGCTTCAGGACACCGACCAGCCTGAAAAGATAACGTTTTCACAGTTTTTGGGCGATGTGCGCCGCGCCGCCATGAACCCCCAGCAGCCGCTTGAGCATGCGTTGCGGCATTTAAAACCCGAACAGCTTATCCGCGCAAAATCAAACATCAACGAGGATATGCTGCCGCCCGAGTTTAAAAAGGATCTTTATGAGGGCACCAACTCCGCCGGGGGCTATCTGGTGCCGACGGAAGAAAGCCGAGAGCTTTTGAACACGGCAACGGAGCTATATTCCGTGGTCCCGGGGCTATGCCGCCAGGTGCCCATGCGCACCCACCAGATCACGTTTCCGACGCTTTCGTCGGGACTTACCGCCTACTGGGTGCCGGAGGCGACCGCCACCATCGGGCTTACCCCCACCGACGCGCTCCAGACCTCGGGGGAAAAATACCGCTCGGATATCACCCTGGGGCAAATGGCGATTACCGCCTACGTCTGCGCGGTAAAGGTGGTGGTGTCAAACCAGCTTTTAGACGACAGCGACCCGGCGGTGGATATGGTGCTCCGCGCGCTTTTTGCGGAGACCCTTGGGGATGCCTGGGACGACGCCTGCTTGGGCGGCACCGGCGCGGCCACCGATCCGATCACCGGTTTAAACGCCAAATGCACCACCAACGCATTAAACGCCGGCGCGGTCTTTAACTACGATGACATCCTGGATCTTTTCTTCGCGGTGCTGGATAACGACAGCAAGGCAAACCCCGTGGCAATCGGTACCACCAAGGCTGAAAAAGTGCTCATGAAAGTCAAAGACAACGACGGCCAGTACGTTTACAAGGGGCCGCGCGAGGCACTGGGCACGCCCACGATATGGGGCCAGCCGTTTTACCGGGACGGAAACATTTCAAACGTTCTCGGCACGAATTCCAACGAAACCAGGCTCTACGCGGGCGATTTTCGAAGGCACGCGTTTGCCGGGCGGCGGATGGGGCTCATCGTAAAGACCAACCCCTGGGCGGAGCCGTTTTTTTCGTTTAACCAGACGGCCTTTCTGGCTGAATTCCGCGTGGGCTTTAACGTCGATGATGAAAAATATTTTTCCAAATTAGACGGGGTCCCGACGGCATAGCTTTCGGCAATAAGGCTTGCAGCCTGACACCGCCCCGCCGGCAGCCGCCGCCGGGGCTTATAAAGGGAGGATTTTTACCGATGATTAAAATACTCAAATCGTTTATCCCGGCCATCTTATTGGCGCTGGCCGTCGCGTTTCCGGCCGCCGCCGTCGACCCCATTTTTTGCAAAAGCCACATCGGCACCACCAGCAGCCCGTTTTACCTGGTTACCGATTACGGCGCGTACGTTATCATTCCTGGCGACAACAACGCCCAGGTGGTGGTGGCCAGCCTGAGCGCGACCTCCGACGGCACCGACGCCACCAACAATCTCTATATTTACGACAAGGAAAACTCGGTGGCGATCACCTCCGGAAACTCGGCCGGTGCACAGACCCTCGGGTTCGCCTCCGGGGGCACCAACTTCGACGTAAATGATCTGATCGTATTGCAGGATGCCTCCGGATCCACCGTATACATCGAATCCATTTCCGCGTGCGGGGCGACGTCTCTGACCATAAACGGGACCTTCGACGGCGCTATCGCCAGCACCGGGTGGACCGTCTATGAAATGGAGCAGACGGCCACCGTGCCCGTCGGAAACACCACCGCCTCGTACCAGTCGGACGTAGCCGTGGTGGCGGGCGAAAAAAACAGCCCGCTGATGCTGATTATCGGCGGGTCGAGCGCATGCAGTATCAATTTCGCGTCCGGCCATTATAAATAAACACCTAAAATAGGCGTTACCATCCCCGCTCCGGCCGGTGTGGTCGGGGCGGGGGATCATACGAAAGGGAGAGATGGGGATGAAGCTTACGGCAATCAAACGGTTTAATTTCCATGACCCGGGCGAAGTTTTCGATGCATCCGAAGAAAACGGTAAAAAATGGGTTAA